GATAACCTTCAACATGTTGGAACTGAATAGTCTGTCCGGCAACAGCCAATGTCGTTGTAGCTGCAGAAGCCATCCATCTTGTTATTCCCTTTATACACCATCTCGCTCCAATGGTAAGAACCGCAGTAGGTGTTATTGTAACAGTAAAAGTTGCCATTAGCTCACCACCACATAGGAAGTTGCATTAGAGTCATAGTACACAAACTTTGTACCACTTGTAAAGGCAGGATATCCAGGAATAGGAATACAAGACCAAGGCCATACTGTTGCACCTGAACTATAATCAACTAGAATAATATCAGGATATTCATCAGGAGCAGGGTCTGTAATTCTATAAAGTCCACTAAGTGCTCCTATGAACACTCCAACATCTGTCAGAAATATTTGAGGAAAAGGCCATCTTCTTGTTATCGTAATTTCAGCTGCTGTTACTGAATCATAGAACTTACGACCTGTTAAAAGAATATCATTAACATCAGGTGTATATCCCTCAAGACCAGCCTTTTGAATCCTTGCCTGTTTACAACTAATAAGCAATCCACTATTCCTAGTCGTAACATCAGCAGCCCTAATCGCCTGCTCAGAAAATCCCTTAGTAATTGGAGTTCTAAAAACCTTCATACTAACCCCCAATCTGGTTTATTTCAGCTGATTCTTGATCTGCAGCATCCATGTCGAGACCAGTTACATCAACACGAAGAGCATTATCCCAATCCTTCGCACCTTCACTATTTCTATAAAAGGATTCAAGTTCATAAAGACCTGCTTTTAAAAGAATAGAAGGATAAACCTCAGACCAGAAACTCTTTGTCTGAGTCCAAGTTGCACCTGCCAAAGTTGCTGAAAGTGTAGGGCTATAAAATAGACCATATACACTAACATAATATTCCTCATCCGGCGGAGGCATTATTATCACACCTGCATATGTAAAATGAGCTGGTGTTGTTGATAAGATTAAATCATCTATATCATAATAACCTGATAAAGATGTAGTTGTCGAAGCATCAGGAAAAGGTCTGAAAATAGCAGGTGCATACCAAGCTGGTGTTCCCTGATCTACACCACTCAATTGTTCTTGATATTCTTGTCTCAGATATTGTATATTATCCGCTTTGCTTAACTCAATAAGCCCATCAGTCGTATTCCCTGCCCATACTTTACGAACTGATCTAAGTCCTGCAACATATACTTTTATTGTCCCAGCAGCAACTTTCTGAATATACTTTGCCTGCATATTCCCAGAGTCCTGCATTCTATCCAAGCGTTGCTGTCCAGCATTTATGAAAAAATCAGCTCCATTGTCAGTATAGTCAGTATTCATAAGATCATACCGACCTGACAATTCGCAGAATTTCTTTCTAATTAAATAGTAATCCATAATAGTCCCCTTTGTTCAATGTTTGAACATAGGGAGGTGGGAATATTTGTTATTCCCAGTCCTCCCTATGCCGCCGCTACCTGGAGGAAACTACGGCTTATGCAGTATGGTTAAGACCAACACCATTCAGAAACGCTGCCGTGTAGGGATGATGATATTCCAGACCAGCTTCAGTCAAGAACTCCTCCTGGGAACCATCAATTCTTCCGCCGTTAGTACCCGGCGCTGCTTGCTTTGCATCACCTTCAGCAAAGAACTGCGTATCATCAATATAGCGATATACGCAATTCTCAGGCTCAAAGATCATCATAGAGTTGCGCAACGTAGACTCAATATTGAACAGCGGATGGGTTTTCAGGTAAATCGTACCCATAGGCGTAATCCATTCAGTTACGTTGATTCCGTAAGCCTTTGTAGATGAAGTCATGGTAAAGTGACCATTCGCCTGTGCAAGAGCATTAATACCCAGTAATGCACCAGTACCACAAACTGCCAACTTTTCCTGCCGACCATAGCGAAATACCTGCTCAAGGTAGGCATTCAGGAAGGTCTCCCCACCGCCATCATCTAACCAGTTTTTGCCATGATAAGTGGCATTTAACTGGAAGTCTGATACATTAGCAGCTACATTGGTTCTGATATTGGTAATCAGACCTTCCGTTGACCGCTCAGGCTTACCATTAGAACCAGTGCCTTCATAAGGAATACCAAACAAGAAAGCTTTCTCCATCTCAATTCCGTGGAGTTCAAGTGCTTCCCGTTTCATTTCCTTATACGCATCACCAGTTCTTAACTTGGTCTTCCGTGCTGTACGAGTAATGCTCAACGGAGTTCTGAAGATTTGCGTATAGTTATATAACTTATCAGGGTCATATGAAATCCCACTAGGCATTGCCGCGCCTTCAGCGTTGATAGAACCAATGACCATAACCTTGTCGCAATCAGACAAATCATGACTATAACCACTGTTATCATCCGCTTCCAACAACTGAACCGTGATGAAGGAGTTAACTCCGTTACTTGCAACGGCAGTTATCTTCGCCACAACATCAACCGTGAAATCAGATGAATCACGAAGCAGAACAGTATGACCAGCTCTGAAATGAATCAGGTCCGCAGCTGCCATTTTAATATACAGAACAGCACCAGTAACAGCACCACTCGTATAAGCAGTACCTAAAACTGAATCTGTATAAACACCAGTCACCGTTGCCGCCTGAGTAGGCAACAACTTCGTCCACCAGTAATACTGGGCATCATCAGTCTTTTCAGACTTCATCTTACTCATAATAGCTGTAAGGGGCATACTACCATTCGGATACAGAAACAGAATAGTTTCTCTCCAATTCTTAGGCCTCTGATCTGTAGCCCAATCACCACTTCCACGCATTCCTAAAAATCCACTCATCTTAGACCCTCCTTATAAAGTCATATTTACCAAGTTAATGTTCTCTTAACGACATACCACAGTTCACAGGGTGTGTTAAGAGTGGCCGCATAGGTACCATAGGTACGATTGATCTTAGTCGGGTCAATAGCAAGGTCAACACTGTTAGACCATTCCCTAACCACATTTTCCAACTCACAATCAGAACCCATAGGAAGACCAAGTTTAGCGCCAACACCTACTGTAACAACATCATCAGTGGTGAGTGTTCCAGTGACACCCCAAACACTGATACGATCAACAGTTACAAAAGGCACATTGCCGGTTATTGCAGCAGCTGACGTTACATAGGTAAATTCCTCACGAACAGGTTCACCTTTAATACCTAATCCATATACAGCAAATTTAGCAGCGGTCAAACCACCACCTGCAGTTACCGTAATAACTACATTTCGCGGAGATTCAAGTCTAGCGGCTATTGCGGCCAATGTTAAGGTATTATCAGTTTCAGTGGTACCTGCATACCCAGTTACATCATCAATATCTTGGCTTGCAGCTACATTATCAGCTTCAGCAGATGCAGGCGTTCCATAGTTAATCCAACGAAGATCTCTTATTACTTTCGGTTCACTCATCTTTCAAATCCTCCTAATGTTAAGTCGTGCCATCAGCATCAAATGCTAAAGGATACATAAAAGTAATACCAGCTGCAGTGATCTGATTATCACTACAAAGTTTGGTATTAGCAACAAACGCTCCAACTCCACCAGTTCCAGATGCCGCATCAGAAATACAGCGGTTTCTGGTAACAAGGCACTTCTGAGAAACATCGTTGATAGTAACTGTTGCTACATGAACAACATTTCTATCAATAAGACCTGCTCCATTGATATTAGCAAAGGTAGCATCTGTCTTAACATAAATACCGTCGCCAGCACCTTCTCTTATGATATTATCTTTAATCAACAAACCAGAAGCATTACCAGTTCCAATGTAGATAACCTCATTACCAAAAGCACCTTCAAACCGACAGTCTTCTACAGTCAACAATTCACAAGCTGCTGTGATAATAGCATTTGATGATGTAATAGTACTCTCAACGCCAACAAACTGACAACCATAGAAACCCATTCCATTATCATAGGCTGATAAGGTAAAAATGTCACCAGCTGCCTCAGGTCTGAATCTGATATTAAACCATCTGCAACCAAGATGCTCAGCTGTAGAAGCATGACGGCCTTTAATTGTAGGCATATGATAAGCGTCACATGAACCAACTCCAATAACATCACACTTTGCAGGGAATTCAGTGAGACTTTCAGTGGTAGGGTCAGCACTCAAATAAATACGATTACGAGTAGCCCAACCATACTTATCAGCCGCTACATCTGCATTGTTTGCAGTAATTGCAGCTGCCAATGTTAAAAAGGCCTTATCCCAACTTGAGCCATCATTAGTATCAGAACCCCAGTTGCCAGCAACAAAGAACTCTCTACCAACACCAGTCTTCAGCAATGCCCCACTTGAGTCAACACTGATAGGACCACTACCAATTGACCCCTGCATAAAAGGCATCTTACCACGTCTTATAAAGTTATAAATCGCTCTATCAATACTCATCGTTCAACCTCCTATGTTCCCTTTGTTCAAATATTGAACAAAGTCACGATGGTTAAAGAATATCCAAAATCTGTTTTTCCTGTCCAGTTAAATTACCATCACCTGAAACAGGACCTCCCTTCCTTCCTCCCCCTCCGCCAGGGACAAAACCAGGATTCACTTGTACAGTACGAATATTACCATTCTGTTGTGGAGGCTGACCAGGATTTGCAGGAGTAGCAACCCTGGGAAGCTTTAAGCGATTTCTGGCTTCTTTCTCAGTTTCCTGTAAGATCTCTTTTAAGCCCCAGTCAGGATGCTGAGCGGATACTTCATTGGCAACAAAGCCAACATATTTCTTATGCGGTTCTAAATCCGCATTATCTTTGTAAAAACTAGTCACTGCATTTCCAAGTGTCATTCTCTGTTCATACAACGTACCTGCAATTTGAGGCATAAGGCGAAGACTACGTTCAACTGCTGTGTTTACAACACTTGTTAGCAATGCATTGAAGTTACTAACATCCTTCATCACATCGTCAAAGATTTCATTGCTGGCGAGAAACGGCAGAACTTGCTTTGCCTTCTTTGCATCCTCAGCCTGAACTGCCTGTTGCTCTTCAGGAGTCAACTGTTTAGTAGTAGGTGGTGCAACAATCTTACCAGCCATTTCTTCAATATGTGCTCTCAGTATTGCAACTTCTTCTTGTGCTAACTCAAGAGGAGTTTTCTCAACAACAGGTTGTGCAGGCACTGCAGGTTCCGCTGGTATAACAGGTGTAACCGGTTCTACTGGCGCTTTTCCTTTTTCATCTGGTTCGATAACTTGCTCTTGTCCACTTGCCGCTTGCGCCGGTTGTTCTTGCCCTTTTTCGCCATTATCAACTCCTTCATTGTCAGGTATTACAGGTTCAACCGGACTTGCAGCAGCCGGTTCATCAGGAACAACAGGTGGAACAAAGTCATCTATTATATCATTAATCTCTGTCTGTTGTCCAGCATTTACTTCAACAACTTCATTCCCATTTTCATCCTTCATTGTTAATATCCTCCGTCTTTTCCTCCAGTTTTTCGTTAATTTCTCTGAGTATGTCATCTGGGAGTTCTAACATAAACTCAGCCATTGCCAACCTTCCTTGTTGCTTCGCTAATGCAGTAGGTTCCATATGTGGGTCTAAAGAGCGTAGATCTTCATAAAGACCTACCATTGTTTCTTTTATCGTAGTAACAATTTCCTTCCACACTGGGTTACTAACAAAAGCTTCATAATCACTCTTATACATATCATCCTCCAGGATATTGTTCTATAGGAACCATGTTCCCTTGTTGTACTTGGTTCTCTATACTTGGTGTACTTTGTGTACTCACATTAACAGCAGGCACAGGACCTGAATTTAACACAAACTCATTAATATCCTTAGCTCCCATAATCCTTGCAAGATGCTTAAAGATACGAACCATATCGAAGTTTTGATACAACTGAGGTTGCTGAGACATAATGCGAAATACCTCAATCCACCCTTCAGTATCACCACCAACTGCTGTTGAGCCATCCTTGCAGACAACATCATAGTCTATAATGATATCAAAAGGTGTTACATTAATCCTACTCTGATCTCCATATTCCTGCTTTAAAACATCAGCCCAAGTTCCAGTGGCTTTGACGTATAGTTCCTTACTCATTAACTGTTGCGTATGGACAGCGAACATATAACCTATGTCCTGCATAGCCTGAAGACTTGCAATCTTTGCGGCTTTTGTAAGTCTTGAAAGTGCGCTTTGTCTTGTGCTCTTATCCTCCTGTGCAGTTACCCGCTCACCAGTCTTACGAATCATACCACTTACACTATCCGTAGCAGCACTTGTTCGTTGCATATATTCAATAACAGAAGCCGCATCACCTATGTGACTTCTTGTAATATCATTAACTTGCAGTTGTTTAACAGCACTTTCAACACCTCTTCCCCACGCAGATCTACGCATACGAATAAGCTTCCCAGGCTTCGGGTCTTGCAAATCTGCCATGTTTATAAGACTTGGGTCAACTATCAACATATCGTTGATGGCCTTCCTTACATTGGTCATATGACTATTAAACAACCAGTCAAGTGCATTCTGCATACCATACATAAGTTCAAGGCGGCTGACTGGTGTTGAACTATAACCATCAAAATCAGGAGCACAAACTGCAACTGGATACATATTATGGTTTAAGGCCAAGGGTTTGGCACAAATAAGAACCTTATCAGCTGCCATTCCAATAAGCCACTTTTCAGGATATTCACTTGTTCCAAGTTTCTGATCTTTCGGTATCAGTGTCCAATACATCCAGACAACATCAATAGGATTTGTTGCTGTATCTGAACCAAACTGACTATTTGTACCAAACTTCTCACTCCTACCACTGTCGGACTTGCTCTTATTAAACTGAGAACGTCCTGCAGCTCCAATTCCCTTAAGGTATTTTACATTAAAGACGTCACTATCGTTCTTTTCTAATTCAAGAAGCTTCATATAGTTGGTCTGCTCAATCCAACCTACATATTCCCCTTGCTGAACGTCATGAATAGGTACATTTGGATCTGGAAGATAACGATAAGGGTCAATGTTCTTCAATCTATTGCCTTCAAACAGGATTGTTTCTTCCCTACCACGTACTTTCCCTGTACTCAAAAACCTTCCCATCAATGCAGACATAAAACCTGTATCCTGAACAATAGCTTTCCATCCCCATTTTCTGTCCCAAGTAGGTGTAACAACTCCCATACCATATGATAAGGAGTCACGAAACATAGTATGAAGGTTTAATGCAGTTTTAAACTGAATAGTCTGCTGTTCAATTACCTTTTCCAACAAAATAGCCCCAACAATATCTTCAGGACCTGAACCTTCATATTTGAAAATAGGGTCTTCAAGGAACGCAGTTACAAAATATGTCAAGATTGTTTCAAGAGTTGCATAGGAATAAGGTACAACAATAGAAACTGGAGTCCGCTGGTCCTTATCCTTAACATTCTTCTCACTCTCATCAAGCTTAACATATGCCGTAAGGGTTTGGTCAACCTTTCTCCATGAATCATAGCGTTTACTTATTTCCCTACTACTTTCAAGTGCTCTTGTATACACCTCTTTAAGAAGCCTACCATGCTCCTGACTCGCCGGCCTAAGGTCAAGACTTTGTGGATACTTATACCCAGCGTCTTTAGTATAAGCAAATAACCTTCCTTGTGCATTTGGGTCTAAAATTGTAGGCATTATTAATCTCCTTTAAAATACTAAAAAGAATCCAGCTCCAATAGTTTTCATATTTACTGTAAGTCCATAGCCTGTGTCAGTAAGATTTATACCATAAGCACGAACTCGATAGTTCGTGTTTTCAGTAAGACCTACTATATTCTGATAAAAAACACTAATACCCCAAATTCCATGAGCGTGTACATCAGTACAACCTGCACCACCAATGGTAGGGTCACCACTAGTACCAACCTTATAAACAAAGCCACGTTGTCTTACATCACTACTTCCTGTGTTATTTATAGCCCCATTTAAAGTAGCAGTAGTGGGTGTTATAAGTGTACAAGCATTTGTTGTTATAGTAGGAGCAGACATTTATACCTCATTCAAAGCTGCAACACAGCCCCATTTACTTGTTACTGTATCATATAAGAAGCCAACTGTCAACACTTTACTAAGCACCGTAGTAGTTGGCAATGCAATCCCCTTTGCTTCAAAACTTGCACCCCAAGTTATCGCCCTTGCAGTTCCATTATCCTTTATGCGAATAATAAGTTTTTGAAAATTAGTCGGCGTTCCAGATAGATTTGTCGTCATACTTGCAATCGCTTCAGCTTGTGCTGTTATAGTAACAAAGTCACAGTTGTCTGTATTAATAGTAGGGTTTGCATTACTTGTTATTGTCGTGATTCTATTTGTACCCTTCTTAATAACATTTTGTAGTGTTACTTTCTTACTAACACTGCTGACTTCCATCTCAAAAATGTCACTGTCAGCAGGTGCAGTACTTTCTGATAAATCACTTATCTTTACATCAGCCATTTTCTTAACTCCTAAGCAGTTATTCTAACATCACTCGTTGAAGTAATTCGCCTATTACCATCAGTTGTATAACGATAACTATTTACAAACCCAGTTGTTGGCAACCAAGTTCCAACTTCCGTAACAGCAAGCCAATCCCAAGCATTTGCAGCTGTTTTGAAGGAAATGATTTCAAGTCTATTCCCACAAACTGGTGTACAAGCAACACCCTCACCTGCAGTTCCTTCTGTTCCATTAAGATATACTTTTTCAGTTGCTGTAACTGGAACAATATATAGGTTTTTTCCAACAACTGCTGAGCCACAAACAATGTCTACTTTTTGTCCAGCAGAAGCAACTGGAAGCCAATATATAGCATGGTCAGTCTGACCATAGTTATTAACAATATTTCCTTCAAGTTCCAACGCTGATAGTGTGCAGGTAGTTGGTTCAATATACTCAAGTGGCATATTACCTGCAGATACGCCAAGTGTTACACGCGCATCACTAGCAGTCGCATCGTCAAGTAAGGCCTTTATGAAATCAGAAACAGTAACATTTGCTGGGAGTGAAAAGGTAGCTAAATCAGCATCAAGTCCAAGAGTACTAGAATTAATATCCATTAAGGATAACAAGCCTCTTGTTGATTCACCTAATTCAAATAACCAGTTTGCCATTATGCTACTCTCCAATTCTTCATATCTGGAAGTTTATCTCCATAATCTTCTTCTTCCAAATCCTTATACTCATCCTCAATATCCTTATCATTAGCTTCAGGTACAAAGTACCTCTCGCCAAGCTCCAACATCTCAACAACATAAGCAACTACATCCATAACGTCGTCTTTTTTAGATCTTGGATATGATAAAAGTTGTTTCTCCAAGATGCCACAAACATTAGGATTATGGTACATAAAGCCGAGGCGGTAGAAAGGAACAAGAGCTGCTATTCGTTCTTCTTTAGATGCACGGGCTTTCAACTCAACAATGTCATAGTATCGTTTCTGCCGAATCATCTCAGTGCGTAGTGGATATGTTATGAACTCATTCAACGAGGTCACTTCAATGCCTATGACTCTTGCCCCTATTCTATCCGCCATATTAAAGCATTCGGTATATTGTTGCTCCGGATGCAAGTTTCCATGGATTATATCCCTTATATATATCTTAGGAGTCTTAACATCAATACCTATACCAACAATAGCAGTATCATCCGCCGTACTTGTTGTCGTTTTAGCAGGGTCAAGAATAACCATATTCTCGAGGCCTTTTCGTTCTTTAACAAAATCCTTATCAGTTTCATCATAGTTCTTAAACATAGTCTGTTGAAACTTTGCACTTTCCTTTGCAATAGGAACTCCCATATATTCCCTATAAAAAGAATCCAAGAGTCCCATACGACGATACTGTTCAACCAGTTTCTTTAAATCTTCATCTGACATAAAGTCAGGCCAATTGCTTTTAAAGTTATCATCGCAAATACTAAGGTGTGCATGAAACCAAGCTGGGTCTTCCAATAGGTTTGCCAACAGACTATCTTCATGTAACAAGGTGCCAATAACAATTATCTTCCAATCCTTTCTGCTTCGATTAATACTATTCAAAACATCTTCAAAGAACCAAGCTTTTGTTTTCGCACGCTGTTCATCGCTTCTTACACTTTCCGCATCTTCCAAGTCGTCAACTATTATCAAATCAGGACGACTATCACCATATAGTATACCACGAACTTGCTGCCCTGCACCTCGGGGCATAACAGCTGTACCGGTACTTGTTACCCACATTTCCTTAGAAAATGTGTCTGACTTCATAGGCCCAAATAGACCAGTAACGAACCTGTTAGTCATAAGCTCACGTTTCAGGTTTTCCCCCTGCATCGTGGCCTGAGTAGCGGTACAGGAGATAGGAACTATAAACTTCTTTTCCTGAAAGAGGATTTTCTTAGCAGGAAATGCAAGGTTTACAGTACTAGTCTTCCCAAACCCACGAGGTGCAATTATAAGGGCAAGTTGTATACTATCATCATCAAGTATTTTAAAGATAGTGTCATGCAAACTGGAAAATGGAAGATAAAACCTATCAGGAAAGATAATCTTTGCAGTTACCTTTGTTGATAGAAAACACTGTGATAGCAGTAATTTTGTATCATCCTTGTTTAGGCCTAATATGTTTTCTTGTTCCATTATGTTTCCTTTGTTCAAATATTGAACAGAGTGCTATTTGGCACAATCCAGTTTAACTCTCTTATCAAAAGATCTAGAAGCAATCAAGCCAAGCATACCAATAAGAATTGTTGTCAACTCACCAGTATCCAATGCTGGCATTGCTGGTGCTTTAAACCACCAGTTTGCACAATATGTAAAGAATGGCATAAATATGTAGTTATATCCCAATGAAGTCACACAAACCCAACCAACTGCTGGTCGCCAACCTGATACAAATATTGAAGCATTTTTTGCCTCTTCTGTATTCGTACTTGCCTGTGCTAAAGCAACCTTAAGTGTCGCATCAAGTTCAGCTAGTTCACCTTTTTGCTGCATTTCCATTAAGGAAATTTTAGCTCTCGTTGCTTCATTCTTATCAGGAAACAACTTATCAATAACCTTACTTCCAAAATCAAACACACTACCAAGTCCAGTAATATCAAGTCCCATGTTATCTCCTCCCTTGGTATTCAATACTATAATGGTTTAAATCTTTATCTATCCTCTTTGCTCCACCAAGTGTATCCCAATAGTCATGAAGAATACTATGAATAGAACCATCTTTAATCCAAACGCCATCTTTAAAAGTATTAAGGTCTTGCCCAAGCCTCACATAATGCACAGAACCTTTCATATGCCCAGTATTATCATCATCGAAACCTTCTCCAAATGATAGTTCATAACCTTGCTCATAAGCATATATAATCAACTTAGCTATCATTAGGACAAACTTACGTTGTAAACTTCCAAGTGTTTGTTCCATATTATCTTACCCCTTTTGATCTTATAACAGCCGCATCTTCATTTATCTTTTTATATTGCCTCTGCTGACTGCCATAAATCTTAATAAGCATATCAAGATTATCACGATCTGCAGCTCCAAGTGCATTAAAGCCTTGACGCATCTCTTCTCTCAAGAGAGCATGCTCCCTAAGGTAATCCTCCTTGTTCATCTTCCTACTATCAAGGTCACGAAAATCAACTATCTGCTTTTCCTGAAGTTTTAACAGCTCCACACGCTGAGCATATGTAGTTGAAAAGCCTGAGAATATTCCAGCTACCCAAATTATCATTGCTGTTATCAAAACACCAGCAACTCCCTGTACAAAGCTATTATTTATAATATACTTCACCTTAGCTATAAATCCATCCTGATCTTGATATCTGCGTTTACATTCCATTTTAGTCTCCTAAGAAAAGTACTTTAATATTAGCGATTGCGTTCGCATTGAATGACGGATGCTGATAAATCATGTTGCGGGTTCCTGCGGCGTTTTGCAAGTGAGCACCGGTAGCGGCGCATTCGGTGACTTGCTTGACCGAGAAATCATCTATTGTTATTGTGCCTGTTCCACTGCGTTGAAGTACTCCTGGATAGGTAACACTTGTTCCAGATAGCGTAATATACAAGCTAAAATCAGCAACAATATTTGAAACGTACTGAGGATTTGATAAATAAACTCTCCCAGTAGCTGTTCCTGTTCTAGAAAACGTTCCGGTTAAATAATATAATCCATTATTTACCTTTGTTTTATCTTGTCTTAAAATATCGTTTTCGGCATTTAGATTTCCAGTTCCTCCTGATACAGTAGCAGTCCCTACCTTAGTCCATTTGCTAGTGTCATCAAAACCTGTATCGTCCATTAACTCAGTTGGTGCATCAAACCCACCCGGCACTTCCGCTTTGATCTTGGCGAATGCGACATAACCGCTTACGTCTTTCATCCAGAGGTAATGCCGTCCGTCCTGATAGTTCGTCATATCGATGCTTCCGAAGTAAAAAGCATTTCCATCGACTAAAGATACATGTTCATTGGCGGCGGTTGTGTTTGAGTCGACAACGACAACAGTGCTGTTCACCTTCACGATTTCATAGGTGTAACCGCTTGCATCGTTCCAGTTGAATGCAGAGTTTTTGTTAAACCAGTTATAGGTCGCTCCGCCTTTGGTGGAAACGATTGTGACACCGGTGGCGGAAGGGGTGAGGACTTGCTTGAAAGAATTTGAAGTTAAAGAAAAGTTGCTTGCTCCTGCCGCATATATTGCTAAATAATCCTCAGAATCATTTGTTGCTGTTCTATATATTGTCTTGTCTCCATTATCAGCAGTAAAAACGGTTACAGCAGGTAAATCACCACGAACACTACTCGCAATCGCTAGGTAAGCAAATGAGCCAGAATTTTTAGTAAAGGTTCCAGTATATTTATATAATCTTAAATTACTTACTGCGACTGCGGCACTACCCCTTGAATTTGTAGACGCAATGGCACTAGATATATCAACACCAGATGTTGTAAATGTATCAAATGGAGCCGTAACATTATTTGTCCAGCTACTTATTAGCTCACTATCAAGCGTCTCACCCGTTCCCGCCGCTTTGATGAAACCTTGTATCTGCTTCCCTGCGGAGTCTTTGATACGGAGCAGGTGGCCGATGTACTTGTCAGGCGGATTTTCTACAATCGTGATGTCCTTTATATAGAAGACATCATCACCTCCGGCGTCTTGAAAACTAGCTGACGAACCGTCAGTCGCATACCATCTTAGTGTTGTTTGTGATGCCGTGAATGTTACAGTGACCGTTGTCCATGTATCTAATACGTTATAATCATATTGTGTGCCGCCCCAATAGAGACTTGCCAGCCTGATTCCGTCAATATTGCTCTGTCCTGATGGTAAGTAATATTTAAACGTTGTTGTGTATTTTTTACCGAGAGTTAGAATTGTCTTACTGGCATAGTGTCCTGAAAGATTTGTATCAACTGTTACACGGAGGGTATTATCTTCTCCGCCAATACTGTCAATATTTCCAGCAATAGAACACCCACTTCCGCCAAACCCATTCACTCCCGCACTAAAATCACTCTGATACTTATACCCCCAATCAACAAACGCCCCACCTGATGCAGTTGCACCTCCGTCAACGCCGGAGAGCTTCGTCTGGGCTTGGGTGACTGAACCACTTGCTACAGTTTGGAATAATCCTCTCTTGTTCATATTATAGTTCCTTAATATCAATATCCTTAACATTAAGATCAATAGCTTCCAAACGCTCCTTCTCTGCTAAGATCAAAGGAGCAACTTTTTCTGATAGTTCTTTATCAGTATTCGTAGAGAGTGCAAGTATCTTCATTGAACGCTCCCTATCAGCTTTACGAATAAGTCTATCAGTTGCAAGAGCATCAGCGTATGCTTGGATTTCATCTTTAATGATCTCTTCCTTCTCCGGCGTTAAGTTAATCTCTAACATATTAAGCACCTCCATCAATAAATAAGCCTGTTATGGTGGTTATGGTGTATTTACCTGCAACTCTGCATTCTACATAAACCTCAGCATTAATAGTACCATCACTTGTTGCTTTGTAACCAGCAGTCAGTGCAGTCCCATTAAGGACAAGTAAATCTGTCCCAGTTACAAGATCAATACTATACACTGCTGCAGTTGAGGCATAAAAAGTAGCCCTATATCCAACTGCTGCTGTTGGTAATGATAGTGTATATGCACCTGTAACAACATGAGTTTGACCTTTCATCTGTGCTGCTGTTACATTACCAGTTGCACCATCTGTGATAATAGGAACATTTCCTGCAAGGTCTGTAAACGTACCAGCGTTTGGTGTAGTAGAACCAATCGCATCAGGTGCTGATAGGTCAACTACATTTGATGTAATACCTTTTCCTGCAAACATAGTGACCTCCTAGAACAAGAAGGTGCATTTAAGAACTGCACCATTGCTGGCAACTGCATTTATGGCCCTGAAGTTTGCCACATTTTGTTCTCCATTGATTTCATAAGAAGAACCCTTCACTAAAAGATGTCCTGCCGCAGTTCCAGATGTAACAGTAGGTGTGGTACCATCAATAGTAAAACGAATGTCTGCAGTTTCACAACTAATGAGTGCAGATCTTGCACTCATTCCTGTAAAACTGCCGGTTGTAGGTAGGATTTTTGCAGATGTGAAACCAACTGCAGATGTTAATGTTGCACTCAGGGATTCATAACTCCCTGCAACTCCGTCTATAGGAAATACTCTCATTTGTAACCCTCCTTTATGTTAAGGAAATACAATTATTATAATGCTTGTGCTTCTACTACAATAGCATCCTCATATATATTATCTGTCAAAAGGCCAACTTCCTTTGCCCTCTTTTTAATATCAGCAATTTCATCGCTGGTAAAGTGCGCATGAATGTTTTCTGTTCGCAAGGTCTTAACAGCCGCATGACCTGCACGATCAAGAACATCTGCTGCTGCTTTGTATTTGATGCCAGGAAGTTCACTATCCAGCAAATCTTCAAGAACCCGAACTGCCTTTGGTGCCAGATTTTTAATTTCAACTGCCACATCAATAGCATCAATATCCCGCACAGCTGCCATTTGTTCAAGTTGACGCTTTACTATTGGACTTCGCAAGGTGTATGAAACAGTAACAGGACTAACTCCAAGGTGAGTAGCAATATCAATCTGCTTCATGCCAATAAGAGCAAGTCGGCAAATCTCATGATGAACCTGCCACATTTGCTCTATTTGATACTGCTTATGAGTTTCTGGTAGTTGATGTCGTCCCATGTTTATATCTCCCTGTTATGGCCTATGATACCATATATCGACTTACTTGTCAAGGAATTAACAAACATGAACAATTAGGTTTAGCCTATATTGCACCATGCTTTGTTCAAAATTTGAACATAGAAAACATTATAAAACAACTAACAATCGCCAATGTGTTGCGAACAATAGTAACAATCATGTTCATAAATGAACAATTAGTGTTTCTTATAAATTATCTAAAAAAGCCTTCTGCGTGCGAAGGAAAAGACATTCCCCCTTATGGGGATGCCAATGTTTGTGGTTTGACAAATATCTATTATGTGTTATGATGTTTCCAACATTGAAAGTGTCAATGTATATGTGGCTGGTTGTTGCACATGCTGTTTGATAATAGAATATGATGGTTGTTCATGGTGTTTTTTCTATTTATTATAAAGGAGAACATTATGGATAACATGACACAAAAGGTTATTGATATTCTTGGAGTTGGTACATTCAAAAGATATCCGTCAACTAAACGGTTTGACACTGATGATGCTGTTGAGACTGAGTTGACACTGGATTATTCAGAATGCACAATGGAAGATATCATGGCAAAGGCGATCAAGTCTGATGTCATATCATGGCAGGCGACCTATAGGAACAAAAAGAACCCTAACATTATTGTGCCTAAAACTGCCAGCTATAAAGTCCCTAGACTTGGCATGAAATCAACTCGCACTGTTCCACTCACGGCGGAGAACATCCTGGCACAATATGGTTCTGTTGATGCTGCTATTGAAGCCCTGAAGGCTTTGCAAAAGTAAACTATTTAACCAATATCACTATGACAACCATCTTATTCTATTACCAAATAACACCTATACAAACCAAGCATAAAAACGTAGAAACACACGCAAATACCCTTTGCTCAAATATTGAACAAAGCACTATGTTTATAACAACAATAACAGCAACAATGTAGCATTTGTAGGCTTTTGTATATTTGTATAACATGTATAACGTGTAGAGCATGGCACCTCTTTCCCCTCCAAATGTTCATATATGTAAAAAAAAAAATAGAAAAACAAAACAAACACTAAATACACGTATACATTTTATAGTTATGTAATATAAACACTACACAATTATGCCAAAATATGGGAGAGGAATGGGATGGGCTACACAATATACCATTATACAATGTATACAATGGCCTACAAATACAACCATACAAACATACAAGGCTACATTTTCAACTGCTTGACAACTATTTGGTTTTGTGATATGATGTTTTTGTGTATGGGAAGATATGATTATAAACTACTAATAGGAGGATTGTTAACATGGACAATATTACAAAAGAACAACGTATTAAAGCGATTGAGGATTCTATCAAGCATTGGCAGGAAGATGATATTGTTAAGCCTTTGCAGGCAGGGAGGGTTATTTACAGAATCACATTAACCTGGAATGATGATAGAGAATATGTAAACTGTGATTATAAACACTGTCCATTATGCATGCTTTTTTATGATGATACGACATATGATTGTGGGGATTGTCCACTAGTATCATGTGGTCAGGAAAGTACTTGGATGGCTTTTAGTTTAAAACCTTGCCTCAAAACAGCCCAAGCTATGGTTTATGAACTACGGGCAGTTCTGATAATGGAGGATATGAAACATGACTAATGAAACGCAGACAATTGAACAGGATAAAACAATCTATGATTATACAACAGTTGCACGTCGTGGCTTGTTTTGCAATCAGTGTGAGTTGAAAGATGTTGTTTGTAACTGTGTTTGTAACAAGGTTGTTGAGGAAATGTTAAGGGAGGGTTAGCAACATGCAAATAGATATATTTGCCGCTCGGCAGTATTTGAAGAAGTTCTACGATATTGATATGAAGATGACTGAAAAGGTCAGCTGTGTCAAAGTTCATAATCGTATTAAGGAACATGTTCACAAGGAGGAAAACATCAGCTATGGTTTGCAAGACCTGAAGGCGTGTGTAGATAATGATATAAAGGTTGATGTTGTGTATGACTATCGTGGCAATGCGAGATTGTTTACAAAGGAGAACTATTGTGGCACTAGTAAAAGTAAATAGGCAAGTACAACTAATGCACTATGGTCAGAATCATATTTACTATAGATATGGTTCTAGCGATTACCAGTGTACGCTGTTTGCAATACATGAGTTGGAGAAGGAACAAGGACGTGTAAAGGGTAGTCTTGTTCCATACTTCAGGGACAAACATGATAAGAGCATATTTGATGCTAATAAAGTGGAGGTGCATATAGTATGATGTTGAAAAGTACAACTGTTAAGAAGTTTGAAGGGGATAAGAGTATTGATAACAGATCATATGAAGATCGCGTTGCTGAGGGTTTGTTTGTTGCAGTTATTTTGTTTGCATCAGGCATTATAACTGGATTCTTTTTGGCTTATATTATTACAAGGGGGAGTTGCTAATTATGGAAAAGAAAATAGTAACATTCACAAAGAGCGAACCGAAGAAGCACAGCGTGTGCTATAAGACAGACGACAAACAAGCAGCGGTGCAATCTATTTATGTTATGAGAACTGCACTTGGCAATGTGCCTCCAAAAGCAATCAAAGTCACAATTGAGGAGATATAGTCTTATGAACTTTCATAAGAATGATGAAAATAACTGTACAACAAGAATAAGAAAGGAGAACTATCATATGAATATCTTTGAATCATTTGCAGGTCTTATGGAAGGCTTCAAGGCAAAAGCAATGCAGAAGTTTTTACAAAACCTTATGACAAGCCAGGCACAACGAGGTTGGTATAAACGCTTCTCCGGCAAGTCTAAATGTTTCAAGAAGAATAAAAGGAAAGGATTATAACATAATGCCAGTACAACGTGATGCTATTATCGAAGGCCGGCTTGATAGTCGTGATCTTGCAACGTGTGCAGAGTACTTGCTTGACAAAGGCTGTGTTATAAATAGCAATAGTGAGTTGATGTACTTGATAACACAACTTGCAATATTTGCTATTGGTGTTGAAAAAGAACGCACAACACAGGAGGCACGAGATTACCTTACCAGCATTGGCCTGACAAATCTGAACAGATCAGGCAAAGGCAAACGCACACTGCAACGTGTATTGCAAGGTGAGAACCTATCAGCTGATGGCTTTGATACAGGTTATTTGAATAGAAAGACAAAGCCAAATGTGAAGTTGTCATCAGAGGAGTTTGACAGACTTGTAAAACAAGCAGTTGATATGTCATATGCTGCTGATACAACTGACACAACCGATGCACCTGATACAAACCTTGCATTAAAAGAAACAATAGATGCAATAGCACAAAGTAAGGATATTATGTTGGAAAAGAAGGATTAATAACAACTGCTATGTTCAATATTTGAACAAAGGGAGGAAACAATGGCAAGTATTGATGATCTAATTCAGGCTTTAAAAGAAGCAGACCCTGAACAGTTAAAGCAATTTACTAGCAGCATGACTGTTAGTACAAAGACAAAGACAAAACAAGTCAACATACCACACGGACCTGTTAAGTCTTTCACAACAGTTATTACAAACTATGAATGCAAACTGTGTGGTTCAAAGTTCTCAAAGCCAAGACAGTTGGAAAAAGGTGATATTGTTAATTGTCTTGATACAACTGGCGAAAACCATCCTATGAAGGTAACTGGGCAAATTGGCACTGTTTATATTAACAGTTTCGTTAGCCGCTGTGACCATTGTGAAGGGGAGATAAAAACCTGGTCACGTGAAAAGTTGGAGCAGAGCTTCTTGGCATTAGCAAGAAGTTGTACATTTAAGGAAATACATAACTTTACAATGTCAGAATAGGAGGTCTCAAAAACATGGGAAGTGATACAAACAAACTTGATACTCGTGATGAGGACAAGGTAAGGACTGAGAAGAGGCTTGGAGAGTTAGATCAAGAGGTAGGTGGCGAAATGAAAATTGAAGAACTTAAAGGCGAATATTACAAACAAATTAACGCCGAAATAGAGAAGAGACCTTTTGACTTAGATAAAAAAGAGGACGGGCGTTATAATTACATTCATCATCTTAAAGCAAGACGTATTGTCGATGAAATCCTCGCCCGCTTCTCCACGTTGGAAGAGAAGGTTAAGGAGTTGGAGGGAAATTTATATAAGAAATTCTCTGAATGTTATGAGGTTAATAAATGGACTCCTGAAAGCGGGTTTGAAAATCAGCTTGATTTCTATATTCACGAAAGCTGGAAACGTGAACCTGTAGTTGCGCATCTGAAAGCAGAAAACGCCTCACTTAAAAGTCAGGTAGAAGGGTTGAAGAAGAAATTAAAGCCTACGGGTTATCACGATGTAGATGAATTTTACAGGGAGTGAGAGACATGGATAAATTGAG